ACATCCGGTCACATTTTGTGCATTTGTGCGTGCCGTAGACGGATGACCAGTCACCCATGCCGAGACCGCGCAGCTCCGACACTGCCCAGACGAGGGCGTCGAGGCGGTCAGGGGACTCCAGGGACTCCGGGACCCAGAGGCAGAGCTGGTCTTCCAGCTCTGGGAACACGCCCACGTGGTGCATCTTCTTCTGCTCGTACAGGGCGGCGACAGGCTGCGCCCTGACCAGCTTCCCGCGTGACGCCCTGACAGCCTTGTACGGGACGTCAGGGTCCACGTTGCGCAGCAGGTCACGGACATAATCCCCGCCGTTGTTGACTTCGGCGACGACACAGTCCGCGTTCGCCGTGCGGTATGCGCCGACCACGATCCGCATCGCCTGCGCGGGGGTGTACCGGCCGGACAGGTCTTCGAGGATGTATCCGTGACCGTTTTCGCCTTCGCCGGCGACAACAATCCCGGTCTCGTCGTTTTCCGGCTCAGAGCCGACGGCGGGGTCGACAGCGACGACGACACGGCGCATGTCGGGGAGCTTGCCGGGGTCGACTCGGCCTTCGTCGAGCATGACCCGGTTCCAGAACGCGCCTTCGAGGTCCTCAAGAAGTTCACCTTCGAGTTCCTGACGGCCCAGCCGCGTACCCTCATACCTTCGGCGAAGTTCTTCAAGGGCGATGTCGGACAGGTTCTGGGAGTTTTCCCACGTGGACCCGCGCGTGATGTGAACGGTGCCGTCATGCCGTCCGACAAGATCATTGATCAGGCGTGTTGGTCTTGGCGTCGTCGTAACGACGATGCGGGGGTGCTTGCCCTTCCGCAGGGCAGGGAGGAGACCCTCGTACCAGGTGGCGGGGTACCGCCAGGAGCACAGCTCGTCACACCACGCGCCCCACAGGTTCGCGCCACGGACTTTCTCCGGGTTTTCCGCCGAGTAGCCGTAAATAACACTGCCGTTGGCGAGGACGATCTGCAGCTCGTTGCGGCGGTAGTTCGTCATCTCGCCGGGAAGCAGAGACCGGATGACACCGACGTCAGACTCGAAACAGGTTTTGCGGACGTCGCGGAACGTGGGTGCCAGGACCGCCCACTCACTGTTGGGGTGGGTCGCTGCCTGCTCACCGATCCAGTTCGCGCCGAGCCACGTTTTCCCCATGCCACGGCCGGCCATGACAAGGTGAATGTTGTACCGCTTGTCGGTGGCGTGGCAGCCGCACCGGAATCCCCGGTCGTCAGGGTCGTGATGGCGGGGGTCGTCGGGGGGGAGCTGCTTCGGACGTGCTGTCAGCCGCCACGGGCGGGTCTGCGCGGACTGGCGGGCGGCCTGGAGCTTGTGGAGTTCGCGGAGGAGTTCTTCCTGCTCGTCGGGGTCCCAGAATTCCCAGCCCGGGGGGAGGCGCGGACCGCCCATGGCGCGCCTCCAGCGTGTACGATATTCAGGTGGACGAGGAACTGGTGATGAGGAAAATCGTGATCACTGTTGAGGGGAAGCTGAGCGAGCGGGCTTTGCCTGCGGACATCAGCAAGTTCGGTGTCGACGTGTGGTCGCTGGAAGACTGTTTTTTCGACGTGCTCGACGCGAAGATCATCGACATGAAGGAGGCCGGTGATGGAGCAGGAGCTGAGTGACGCGCTGCACATCGGGGAGCTGGCGCTGGGCAGCGGGCGGGTGTACCGGCAGGTGAGCCACGCTGACGGGAAGCCTGAGTCAGACACCGATCATGCGGTGATGCTGACATGGCTGGCGTGCTCGCTTGCGGCTCGCTGGTATCCGCAGCTGGACATCGGGCTGGTGGCGCAGCTGGCGTCGGCGCATGACGTGTGCGAGGTGTACGCCGGTGATGACTATGCGGTGGACCGGACCCCGGAGCGGGCAGCAGCGAAGGCAGCCCGTGAGGCTGCGGCGATCGAGCGGATCGGCGGTGAGCTGCCTTCGCTGCCATGGCTCGCTGCCATGGCACGTGCGTATGAGCGGCAGGACACGGCGGAAGCACGGTTCGTGAAAGCCGTTGACAAGGTATGCCCGAAGATCGTGCTACGGGTCACGGGTGAGCTGAACGCCCGCCTGCTGTCGATGGGGTGGGAGCAGGTGACGGCGTTCCGTGATGCTGAGACAGCGGCGATGGACGTGTACGCTGCTGACTTCCCGGAGATACTGGCGCTGAGGGAAACGTTTAACGAGCTGCTCGCCCCGACGTTTCAGGCATGAAAGGACGCTACAGTGGAGTTGCCGGACAGTGAGGTGATCGCCGCGATGAGCGTGGAGGAGTTTGACACGTTCTGGCAGGCTCTCGGGGTGACCGTGAGGGTCGCGGCGGTCGTTCAGCACCGGCCGGAGGAAAGCCAGCGTGAGGTGAATAACACGGCGGCGGACACGGCGCGGACGTGGCAGCCGTCAGTGCGCGCGCCTGCGTCAGCGAAGGCGCGGCTGGGGTTTTAGTCGCAGTCGTGCTCGCGTGGCATGGGTTCGCTGGCGGCGCGGAACTGGGCGGATAGCTCGTCAAAACGCTCGGGGATGTCGGTCATCCTCGTGCCGGTTTTGAGGAGGGCGGCGGGGTCGAATAGTGCTGCTGCGCTGCCTTCAGTGAGGTCGTGTTCCAGGGCGGTCACCACGTCGCGGATGTCGTTTCCGACGGCGTGCCAGTCACCAGTGCGCCGGAACGCGGGGGTGTCGCGGGTCAGTGCCCGCCACAGGTCGCGCCGGATACCCAATGTCAGCCTGCCCGGCGTTTGAGGGGGATCGGGTTGGTGAAGCTGGAGTTTGAGCGGAGGCCGGCTGCGCGGAGCCTGGCGCGGTATCGTTTCTGGTATTCGCCGGCGCGGTGGTAGGCAGCCCATGCGGCGGTGCAGGTGTCGCAGCGGCAGTGGTGGTTGCCGTAGCCGGATACGCCGTGTTCCCAGCTCATCGCCGCTGGTTCCGTTCGGCGTCGTAGTCGCGGACGCGCCTGCCGTTGACGATTTTCCAGCAGCGGACGGGCCGTCCTGGCTGGGTGCCGAAGTAGGCGCAGAACATCCAGATGACGATGGGGGCGGCGAAGATGTACGCCCACCATGGGGGTCCTTGTCCGGGCATTGTTTCTGTTCCTTTCCGCTGCGGGTACAGGGTACCCATCATGAACTGATTTATATCCGGCGGATTGGCTGGTTGTCAAGCCGTCGGGTGAGAATGTTGCGGGTGTATTTGCGGCAGCCGCAGAGGGCGCAGCAGGCGGGTGCCGCCTGGTCTTCGTGTGCGCGTTTTGAGTGGCGGCAGCGACGGCATTTCATCCTGTTTTTGTGGTGCGGATGGTGAGCCCGATGTCGAATGTCAGCTCGTTTTTCATGCGGGCTTTGCGGTTTGGGGTGGTTTCGGTGGTGTTCAGTCCCGCGTATTCAAGTTTTTCGTCGGCGGGGATGTTCAGGGCGGCGCGGATTTCATGTTCGGTCCAGGTGCGTGTGATGTACGTCACTTTATGGCTGGTGGTCATGGGGTGCGGGCGCATTGCGTGTGGAGGGGGCCGCCGGGACACAGCTGGGTGCGGGGCTGGGGGCCGCAGGCGGTGATGGCCAGGGCGATGATGGCGGTGAGGATGGCGCGGCGGATGATGGTCACTGGGTGCCCCTGGCGCGGATCAGGTCAGCGAATCGCATCAGCCGGGTGCCCCAGTAGTCGGGGCTTTCGGCGGCTCGTCGCTCGGCGAGCTGGGCGCATGCTTCGCGTTCTGCGGCGGTGGCCTGGTCGCGGATTGCGTCACGGTCATGCACGAGCCGGCCGGTGACGGTGGTCGTATCTGGCTCGCACTCGATGAGCACGGCCGGTCCTTCGCTGGTGTCGAAGCAGTCGTTTTCGACGGAGCCTGCGCGGGCTATGGCGTCGCTGGTGCCGACGTAGACCACGTCGGTCAGGTTGTGCTGGGCCAGCATGTCGATGAGGTCGCCGACGGTCATGGCTGGGAGTGCTGGCTTGTCGTGCCGTCTGGTGTCGTTCACCGGGGGTCACCTGCGGGGTGGTGCTTGAGGACGAAGTCGATGTGCCGGTCGATGTTGGTTTCGAGGGGGAGTCGTTCGGGTGGGGGGCTGGCGTTCCACGCGTCGGTGAGCCGGCGGATGAGCCGCTGTAGCCGCTGCTCGTCGGTCATGGTTTTCTTTCCTTGTCGTGGCAGGTGCATTTGCAGGGTTCGACGCCGCCGAGTTTGTCGGCGAGCACGTGTATCCGCTGGGGGTGATGATGTACAGCCACCAGGGGA